GACAAGCGTCTCACGAAGGAGGGTTTTGACCCCCGGAGTGAAGAATATTGGGAAGAATTGGATTCTCGCTTGCAAGATAGGCTTCCACATAGATATATTTCTGATAAGGAAGAGAAATCCATTAAACGTCCAAGGAGCGTAGTGACGGGATCAGGACGAGAGAACGCGGCAACAGGTGGTGGTTCCAACTCTTTCAGGCTTACCGCAGATCAGGTGAGCGCAATGAAAGAGGCAGGAATGTGGGACGACCCCGTACTGCGTGAAAAAATGATTCGTCGTTATCGTCAAGACTCGCTCAACAGGAGAGGTTAAATGGATTCCCGACTCAAGAAGAATTTATCCGCTGGTGGTAGGACTAACCGTGCCGAGGACGACGAAAGTCGTGCTGCACCAGAGGAATCGTTCGTTTCGTCTGAAGAGCGTCGCAAGATGTGGAAAGACGAGTGGACACAAAGCGCACTGCCCGCTGTTCCGGAGATTCCGGGCTGGCACTTGTGCTGGCTCTCAACCACCAACAGCTACGACAGTATTGATAAGCGGATCCGACTCGGCTATGTACCTGTGAAAGCAGAAGAGGTAGGCGGGTTTGAGAACTTCCGCGTAAAAGCTGGCGAGCATGTTGGTTATGTCGCGTGCAATGAAATGCTGCTGTTCAAGATCCCGACTGATATTTATCAGGAGGTGATGATGCATTTCCACCATGAGGCGCCAATTGGCGAAGCTGAAAAGCTTGCTGTCCAAGTGGATATGGTGCAAGGACGCGACAGTTCTGGCCGTAGGCTGGGAGAGGTTGAAGGCGACGGGCTGCAAAACATGAAAACCAACGTACCGCTCCCGGTATTTCCCGGCTAGGTACGAAACAAGGAGCAAGAAATGTCTTCGACAAACGCTCCGTTTGGTCTGCGCCCCGCGTTCCACCCGTCTGGTCTGGATCGCGCTCAAGCTCTGGCTAACGGAATTCAAGCTGTTTCGACCAGTGGGAACGTGTCGGCTGGCTATGCCACCACGATTCTCAAGGGTCAGCCGGTGAAGTACGACACTGGCGGGTACATTGTTGTTGCTGCGGCGGGCGATACGTTTGTTGGCGCGTTTGACGGTGTTGAGTGGACGGATTCGACGGGTCGCCGTCGCGTCTCCAACTACTGGCCGGCGAATGAGTCGTTCCAAGTGGGTTCGGTTGTGGCGTATTTCTACAACGATCCCAACATCGTGTACGAAATCCAAGCTGCTGGTAGCCTCTCGCAAACTGCGCTGGGCGACATGGCTGATCTTTCGAACACGACCGCTGGCTCGACCACCACTGGCCTGTCGGCCTGCACGCTGTCCACGACTCTCGCTGGCGCCGGCAATTCGGCGCAGATGCAGATCATGGACATCGCGCCGTACCCCGACAACGCTTGGGGTGATGCTTACACGATCGTTCGTGTTCGCATCAACGAGTCGCAGATCAACGCTTCTGTCAACGCCGTTTAAGGAGAATAGGCAATGGCTGCCCCGATGAGAAGTACAGACTTTCGGAGCATCGTTGAGCCGATTCTCAACGAGTGCTTCGACGGAGTCTATGACCAACGTGCTGACGAGTGGAGCCGAGTGTTCCGCGAGCAGCAAGGCATTCCCCGCAACTACCACGAAGAGCCTGTGCTGTACGGGTTCGGCGCTGCTCCGCAACTGCCTGATGGCACTCCGGTGACCTATCAGCAGGGCGGCGTGCTGTTCCTGAAGCGGTACATCTACAAGGTCTACGGTCTGGCGTTCGCGCTGACCAAGGTTCTTGTGGAAGACGGCGACCACATTCGTATCGGTCAAGTGTATGCGCGCCATCTGGCGCAGTCGCTGATCGAGACGAAGGAACTGCTGTCGGCCAACGTGCTGAACGTCGCGTTCAATAGCTCGTACCCCGGCGGTGACGGTGTTTCGCTGAACAGCGCGTCGCACCCGATCGTCAACGGTACGTTCAGCAACCTGCTGACGACTGCTGCGAACCTTTCGCAAACGTCGCTCGAGCAGATGCTGATTCAAGTTCGCCAAGCGGTGGACAACAACGGCAAGAAGATTCGTCTGGTTCCGCGCCAACTGGTGGTGGCTCCGGGCAACCTCTTCCAAGCCGAAGTTCTGCTGAAGAGCGTTCTGCGTTCAGGCAACGCCAACAACGACATCAACCCGGTTAAGTCGATCGGGCTGCTGGACGAAGGCGCTGCCGTTCTGTCGCGTCTGACTTCCTCCACCGCATGGTGGGTGCAGACGGATGCGCCGGAAGGCATGAAGCTGATGATGCGCCGTGGTCTGGAGAAGACCATGGAAGGCGACTTCGAAACTGACTCCATGCGCTACAAGGCGACGGAGCGTTACGACGTTGGCTTTACGGATCCTCGTGCAATGTACGGGACTCCGGGCGTTTAAGCCCAAGGGGGTCGGGATAAAACCCGGCCCCCATTTTCAATTTTCGTCATACTTTTCATGGAGCAGACGAAATGCCGCAGTTTTCAGATGACCTGTTTCTCGGTTCGGCCCAGACTTACATGGGCATCAATACCTATTCCGCTCTGGGCGATCCTGCGCCTATGGACATTGGTGTTGGCCCTCTTGGCCGGATTTATGTGTGGGACACCGTCCCCGCTACCAAGCAAGCCGCCAGTCTTGCCGCTTCGCAGACCCCCACTGGGATTGGTAACCTGACTCTGACCGCTGGCACCAGCGTCACTTCGGTTATCAATGCGTCGGGTTCGACGGTGTATCAACTGGACGTGCCGCGTGTTGTTTCGGTGACGCAAGCTGCTGCTGGCACCCAAAGGACTTTCGCTGTTTCCGGCTTTGACTACTATGGTCAGGCGATGTCGGAGGCGATTGTCAGCACTGTTGGTTCTACCGTGAACGGCAAGAAAGCGTTCTGGCAGATCTCCAGCATTGCGGTGACCGGCGCGACCACCACTGCCTGCACGGTTGGCGTTGGCGATGTTTTTGGTTGCCCGGTCAAGTTCAGCAACAAGGGTTACGTTTCGCATGTTGGCTGGAACAACACTCTTGGCGAAGATGTTGCGACCGTAGTTGTTGGTGATGCGACGACCGCCACCGCGACCACTGGTGATGTTCGCGGTACCGTTGCTCCCTCGTCGGCTGCTGATGGCGCCAAACGGCTTGTTGTTTCGGTTCTTATGACCGCGATCCAAGTCGGCCCGAATGCAACCCGCGCCGGCGCTCTTGGCGTTGATCAGGCTTAAGGGGTAGATCATGGGTCAATTCAAGCCGATGGTGAAGATGTACACGACCGAGCCTAGCGTTGAGCTTAAGCTCAAGAAGGGCGGTCATGTCAGCATGAAGGCAAAAGCCGAGCATGGTCACAAGCCCATGCGTAAGCTTGATGGTGGCGTTATGGGTGCGCTGGCGAGGACTCCTGCTCTGGTGGGCCGTCCTGCGGTTCAGGCGCCTGTTCGCACGCCGGGCAAGCCTTCGATGGCTGCTCGTCGCATGGCCATGGCTGGCCGGCGCCCGATGGCAACGCCCATTATGAAAGAGGGCGGCAAGGCCGACGTCGCGCAAGACAAGGCGATGATCAAGAAGGCCATGGCGCAGCATGACGCCCAAGAGCATAAGGGCGGCAAGGGCACCAAGCTGAAGCTGAAGTCTGGCGGCGTGACGATGGGCCAAGGCGGTTACAAGGAAGGCGGCATCATCAAGTCCGAGAAGGGCGTTGGCCCTTACAACACGACCAAGATGGACACGGCAAAAGTTGATCATTCGCCGGCATCCACTGGTGGCGTTGGCATGGGCAAGCCGGGCGGCTACAAGCGTGGCGGCAAAATTCAGCACAAAGCCAAGGGCGGCGTGATGAATTATGTTGAGGGCAATGTGGTTGGCACTCCCAAGGGGGTGACGAACACGACCACCGGGTCGGTGAAGAAAGGCAACGCCGGCGGATACAAGAAAGGTGGTGCCCCAAAAAAATTTGCTGACGGGGGCCGTGTGCAAGATGACGGACGCCCCGTCGCAATGCCTCAAGGACACAAGAAGCCGACTCCTCCGGTGAGCATCAGCCGCCTTTCTGGCACGTTCAAGAAGGGCGGTTCTGTGCGTCATAAATACACCGGCGGGAACATGGATTCCCAGACGGCTAGGGAAACCAAGGGTTATGAGGATCATTACGCTCGAGAGGCGGCAGAAAATCGCGCCATGAGCGAGGCAATGAATCCCATGACCTATATTCGGCCTCTTGCTGAAAAGGTAAAGGGAATGTTCACCTCCCCTGCCAAGCCTGCTGGATCCGTGACCAAGACTGAAAAGTCGGTCACTGTAACCCCGGCAAGCCGGCGCAAGGGCGGCAAGGCAATGTGCTAAAGGCGGGGGCTTCGGCCCCTGCTTTCTTTGAGGAAACGCCATGAAGGTACAAATTGCTTCTCAGACGGCGGCTGGATCAACGACCCCGTTTGTGATGAACACCAATGCCACTCCGTTCAATGTTGGCTTTGGCGTTGTTGTTAGCGGCACCGTGAACTACACGGTACAGCATACGTTTGACGACCCGTCAGTTGGCTTTACGACTTGGTTCCCGCACCCGACGATTGCCAGTCAAGCGGCTAATGCTGATGGCAACTATGCTTTCCCAGTGACCGGCATTCGATTGACGGTGAACTCGGGTGGTGGCACGGCGACTCTGAAACTTGTGCAAGCTGGCATTGCCTGATCGTGTCATACGTTGGCTATACAGGCGTTGCCAATCAGGCGCAGACAACGCCCGGATGCGCTGACGGCGTTGTTGCTGACGCCCAGAATGGGTATGGGGAAGATGATGGCGGCTCTGGGGTAGTAGATACCTTCTCCTGCCTTGTGCCGCCAGTTCCTCCTGCGACTTGCTTTATCTTGATGGAAAATACTGGCTACGTTCTGCAAGAGGACGGTAGCAAGATTCAACTGGAGGTCTGCTGATGGCTGATACCAAAATCTCCGCAATGCCTGCGGCGGCCACGCTAGACGGCACGGAACTCACCCCTATCGTTCAGACCGGCGTCAACAAGCAGGTTACCACCGGCAACTACGTTTCTCAGGTGTTGGACGTCACTCCCGTTAAGCCCAATCAGGGCGGCACAGGGGTCAAGACGCTGACCGGCTATGTGTACGGCAACGGTACGAGCAATTTCACCGCTTCAACGACCATCCCGTTCTCCTCGGTGACGGGCACCGTTCCGACCACGCAGGGTGGCACGAACATCACTTCGTACACCCTTGGCGACACGCTGTATTCCTCGGCTACCAACACGCTTGCCAAACTAGCGGGCAACACGACGACCACGAAAAAGTTCTTGACCCAAACTGGTACGGGTTCTGTTTCTGCTGCTCCGATCTGGAATACCATTTCTCCTTCGGACATCAACACCCAATATGGCGCGTTCCACTTTGACAACGGATCGACGCTCAGTGCCAATTTGGCTATCGGAACGACGGCCTCGATGTCGGTGACTGACACTACGGCCTTTGCCTCTTCGGGCAATGTGCTATTGGGTGACGAGGTCATTACTTACACTGGCAAAACAGCCACCACGCTGACTGGACTGACCCGTGGAGTGGCAGGAACAAGCGCATCAGCGCACACTAGTGGCACGGCGGTAACTTCGGCTCAGGTTGCAGCGCCAAATACAGCAACCGCTGTACGGCTGAATCTGACAGATTTTTCCAACGGCGTGACGGTTGTTTCTGAAACCAATATCACGTTTGCCGTGGCTGGCGTTTATAACGTGCAGTTCAGCGTTCAGTTGCTGAACGCATCCAACGCCAATGACAACGCTGCGTTTTGGTTTGCTCAGAATGGCGTGAACATCGTTGACTCCAGCAGCATTGCCACAACCATCAAAAAGGACGGCACGATTGTCGGTGCTGTGATTGTGGCCGCAAACATCTATGTGAGCGTCGCAGCCGGTGATGTGGTGACCATGTATTGGTCAACTACGACCGGGAACAGCATTTTGGTGACCTACCCATCGAGCGCATCTTCCCCGGTTCGCCCCGCATCCCCTGCGGTCATCCTCACCGTCAATCAGGTGTCGTGATGCCCCTTATCAAGTCCAAGTCACCCAAAGCGTTTGAGAGTAATCTCAATGCGGAACTTGCCGCTGGCAAGCCCAAGAAGCAGGCTCTGGCCATTGCCTACGATGTTCAGCGTCATGCAAAAAAAGCTGGCGGGCTGTACGCAAATATTAACGCCAAGCGTGAGCGCATTGCCGAAGGATCTGGCGAGAAGATGAGGAAGCCCGGAAGCCCCGGAGCGCCTACTGCGGAGGCTTTCAAAGAGTCGGCAAAGACCGCCAAGCACGCAAAAGGCGGTAGCGTTTCTCTTGCTATTGGCAGGGGCGAGAAGCTTCCTGCGGAGCGTGGAGCCGGTCTTACTGCCAAGGGGCGGGAAAAGTACAACAGGGAGACTGGATCGCACCTTAAGGCGCCACAGCCGCAAGGTGGCCCGCGCAGGGATTCTTTCTGCGCCCGCATGGAACCCATTGCTCGAGCAAGCGATCGAGGAAGCCGTTCTAGGGCGTCAATGAAGCGTTGGAATTGTCCGGGGTGGTGAGATGGCATATTCCGGGACGGTAGGTCAAACGGTAATTGATGTTCAAACGCTGATTGACCATGGCGCAAGGCGCTGCGGGAAGCTTGCTGAAGAGCTAACCAGCGAACAGCAGCTTTCTGCTAGGGAGAGCCTGTACTTCCTTTTGTCCAATTTGGGCAACAGGGGCATCCAGTATTGGGCGATCAGCAAGAAAGTGTTTGGCCTGAAGCCTGATCAGTACATTTATCAGCTTCCGGTCGGATCCATTGAAGTCCTGAATGCTCTTTACAGGACGATGAATCGTCCTACGCCAAACAGCACAGGGGCTTATCTGGCTTCTTCTGGCGTTACTGCCAATGCTTTTGATGGCGATGTAGACACCATTTGCCAGCAAACTGCTGCTGATGGGTACATTGGCATCAATTACGGCACGGACAATCCTGTTTATGTTGGTTCTATTGGAATTTTGCCGGGAGTAAGCGGCGATTTTCATGTTTTGCTCGAGTATTCGGTCGATGGATCGACTTGGAGTTTGCTGGAAGACCCCGGCGTTGTTACTTGGGTGAACAACGAATGGCTTTGGTACGACATTGATCCGGGTCAGACCGTCCAGTATTACCGAATCCGAGAGACTGGCGGCAATACGCTGGCCTTGAGAGAGCTTTATTTCGGTAACAACAGCACCGAAATCATGATGTCTCGTCTCAACAGGGACGATTACACCAATCTGCCCAACAAAAACTTCACCGCGAACCAGCCGTATCAATTCTGGTTTGATAGAACAATTCCCAAGCCGTCAATTTATCTGTGGCCGACGCCTTCTAACCCGTTTGTTCAGATGACGATCTGGTATTCGCGCCAGATCATGGACGTTGGCGCCCTGACTGATGAGCTTGAAATCCCGCAGCGTTGGTATGAAGCGGTTCAAATGATGCTTGCTCATCGAATGAGCCTTGAATTGCCAAACGTGGGCGTTGATCGAATTGGTTATCTTGAAAAGATGGCCGACAAGTTCCTCTATGACGCCGAGCAGGAGGAGCGTGACAAGTCGCCTATTTACTGGGCGCCGAACATTTCGGTCTACACAAGATAATGCCGCGTTTTCTTGACACTGAGGGCATGTCGACGATTGCGATTGGCGTTTGCGATCGTTGCAAGATGAAGCGTCCTCTTGCCATATTGTCTGCGGACTTCAATTTTCCGGGTTTGCAGGTATGTCCTTATGGCTGCAAGGATCAATTTGATCCTTACAGGCTTGCGGCGAGGAAAACTGAGCGGATCAATCTTCGTTTTCCTC